AAGAGTAGAAAAAGATGCTAATAATAATTTTATTAAACTAGATAATGAGATTTATATTATTGGTGACATTATTAATATTCCTGATTTTAAATTGTATGATTAGATTATTATATCTAATGCAAACAATAGTATATTCTATAATATAATAATTATGAAAATTAGATTAATAAAAGAAGAATTAAATAAATATAAACAAAAATATTTATTACTAAAACATAAACTATAATTTTGTAATCGATTCAATAACTTTTATATTATATTGTTCTTTATTTTTAATATATAATTCTGCTGCTTCACGATTTGCAGGAGAATCCGGATTAGGATCACATAAAAGAGAAATAATAGAAAGCATAATAGTTCTAATAGTTTGTGTAGAGACCCACTCATTTGGTTGAAGAATATCAATACAAATTTTACCATCTCGATAAATATTTGGATGATAGAGTGCTTTCATAAATTTTAATGACGGTGGTTTAAATGGATAGTCAGAATCAAATCGCAATAACATATCAAATATACCCTTCTCATAGGGTGAATCAGATGGTCCTTTAATTTTAAGTTTCCATTCCATAATATTAGCAGGTCTTTCAATAATAATTTGCGAGGTTTCTTTAAAATTATTAGTACTTATATCTTCCACCACTTCAATAACATCATCTTTAGTAGAAGATAATTTATTTAATTCTTTCATCAAACGATTTGTTGTAATTGACATTATTAGTAATCATATAATAATATAATTACTAATATTCAATTTTTAAGCTTCTTACATTCTTCCTAATTTAGATAAATTATTTAATCCATTCATATGCACACCCATTTGTTGTTGCATCATACCTTGTGCTGGTGTATTATAAGGTTCTAATTCAGAATATTGAGGTAATTGGGATAAACCAGACATTGGATTTAATTTACTTAAATTATTAATATTACCCATATTAACTGGAGCCATTGTATTAGCCATTAAAGAATCTATATCATTCATACCCATCATAGGCATTTGTTGTAGTGGCATTTGTTGCATTGGCATTTGTTGCATTGGCATTTGTTGCATTGGCATTTGTTGCATTGGCATTTGTTGCATTTGTGAATGATTTTGTTCAATACCACGTAAAGTGTTATTATCATTGATATCTAATATTTTTCTCATTTCAGATGTAGTGTTACCTTCTGATTCACTTTCATATTTAGAGACTTTTTTTGATTTTTCTTTACCAATATATCTTTTACCTGTAAAACTAGAATTTTTTTTAGAAGATTTTTTTGAAGTTTTCTTTCCTCCAATTAAGTGGTTTTGTTTTGGCATATATAACCTATTTAAGAAAAAATTTTATAATTATAGTATTTATTTTTTAGTTTTTTGTTTGATAATTTCTTTTTCTATACTTTTTAATTGAGAATTTAGAGCATTATTTTTTTTAACAATATCTTTATAGTTCAACTCTAAATCTTCATATTTTTTTGTTAAATTCGTAAACATTTTTTTTAATTTATTAAAATCATCTTCATCAACATTAGATTCAGTTTGTATTTCTTTTTTTAATTCTCTTTTTAATTCTTCTTTATATTCATCTTCAGTCATTTTTTGAAAAAAAAGTGTATCTGGTATTTGAACTGACCAATTAATAGTTCCATTTGATAATATTATATATCGACCTTCTGGATCAATCTTATTTAAATTACCACCTAATCTAAATTGTTTACCTCCTGTTTGAGGGTCAGTGGTAAAATAACGAATATGAGTTCCAATAGAAATATTTCTAATATTAGACACTCTCTTATATTCTTTTAATTTTTCTTTGATTTCCATATTACTTAATGTTTCTTGATAAGTTTTTTTAGGTCTATTATAATTATCACGAGTGATCCTTTTAGTTTTATTATCCATTAATTATATATAATGAGAAAAATCTTTATATAAAGACATTTTATAATTTATCATATTAATGGAAGAATTAAACTGGTATAAAACATATAGTCTGCCTCTTGATTGCACTCAACCAAATATAAAAGAATTTGTAAATAAATTAGCAAATAAAATAGATGATAAGAATGTTGAAAATAAGATTAATCAAATTGAAAATGATTATAAGAATAAATTAAAGGAAATACAAGATTTATGTTTAAATACTATAATGATAAATGATATTAAATTAAAATCTAGTTTGTATATAATTCAAAAAGAGTTAGATATTATTAAATTGATTACAAAATATACATTACAAAATAAGAATTTAGAATATATATTTTTTGTAGATTGTCTCAATTTATTATTATCTTTGAGTGAAACATTACGAGTACGAATTAGTCAAAAAGAAATTCAACATGATAAAATTCAATATACTGAAAATGTTCCCATTATAAGATGTTCATATAAATTTTGTTCTTATCAAGATAATTGCACTTATAATTATAATTTTAAAACTAAAAATTTATGTTATCAAGACCATTATGTTCATAATATGGTATCTGCAGATTTAAAAATTTTATTAGAATATATAACACAAAAGAATGAAAATAATAAATGGATATCACATAATAAAGAAATCCTTAAAACAATCAATACATTAAGTTTTGTAATTGGTCATATGGAAACTGAACTACGTACTAAATGTCTCTACATACCAGAAAATGAATGGGAAAGCTGTCATGTGGTTAAGAATAAATGAAATAATTCATATCTAATCGTATGCATCATAGTCATAATAATCAGTCTCATATGAAATTATATCGTCAAGTCTATTTTTTAGAGTATAGCACATTCTTTGCTGCTCTTTCATCATATTACACTGAATCAATAATCGTTTCATTATATTATTTTTATTAATAGACATAATATGTAACATCAATGTTTTATGATGAGCTTGACGTGTAATTTCAAAATCATAAATTCTATTTATATATTCATGGTATTTAGAGTTCATTAATTCGAGAGCATTTATTTTCTTAGTTTCATTTTTATGATCAAGACGAATTAATACGAATGGAAACGATTTAATAAACTGGTTCATATTAACTGTGTGTTCTTCATAATTCATATTAATATGAGTTCTCAAATCTTTTTTGGCAAACATGGTGGTATCAGAACATCTTGTACAGGTAATCATTCTCATTGAACATCGGTGTTTGTGACGTCTTTTATTCTTTTGTAAAACTGTGGCATAACAATTATTACATTTGAAAAAGTTCATTCTACAATAATGATTCAGATGAATGTCTTTTTGTTCACCCCGATAATTTCTATTACAGAAAGTACAATTTTTAATACACTCAGTATCAAGATGTTCTTGAATTCTATCTATACGACGTTCGAAATTACAAATAGGACATAATTCAAAAATATTAGAACAATAATCCATATTCAAAACTGGGATACTTTTAAGTCTTTCGTGTGTTGCTTTTGTAATAGTATTTTGTGCACATCCTACCATAATCAATTCTTTAAGACATCCACTGCGAGTGATATATTCAATTCCAATATCAGTAATTTCTGTGCACTCAGAGATATTAAGTTTCTCAATTCCATCAAGATATATAAGACATTTATCATTAATTCCTATATTTGTAACATTAAGAGTCTTGATTCCTTGTAAGAAAGAAAATGCTAATTCACGAGTAGCATCAAACATTTGTCCATTACAACCAAGATTTGAATAGGCTAAATCTAAATGTTCAATTCCTACAATATATGCAAACGCTTCAGCATTAATATTAGGATATTTAACATGTTTAAATTCTAAACTTTTAATACCTTGAAGACATCGAAACATATCATTTGTAACATTAGTACACCGATTCAAACATAAATGTTTGATGCCTTTAAAATTTTCTGGATCAAATCCTTCTAAATTACGATTAGATAGATCAAGTGATACAAGATTCTTTCCTTCAAAAAAAGTTGAAGGTACAAAGCTAAGAAATTGACTATAGATGGTATAATCTCCTTTATAATTACAATGTTTAGCAAAAGGCATTTTCTTGAAAAATTCTTCTAGATTAATAATACGTGTTGATAATTCAGTGACATCATTATAATAGATATAATGAGTAAGGATTTCATTCAAACGACGAGATGTACTAATAAGTTCAATAATATCAGATAATGTCAAATTTTGGATTAAATTTGTAATAAATCCTCTTCCGGTTTCTTCTATAAGAGACAACCAAGGATTGTTCTCATTTTTAGTCATGAGCTTTTGGATAGATTTAGAGACAGGTATCCATTTATTTTTGTCTGGTTTATCAAGTGTAAATGTATATCCATCTACAACATTTGATATAGGGGCCCTATTAATAGGGTCAAAAGTAACATAACAAGTACGATTTAGCATTTGCATTAAGACTAAGATTATTATATATATTAATAATAAAAAAATCAATTTTTTTGAGATAATAAAAAAAGTTTTTTATTAAATTAAACATATTGCTACAAACTATTAATTAGTTTTTAGCAATAATCCAACTAAATCATTCTATCTTAATAAGTTAGGTATATTAATTTTTTTATCGTAATCTAGGAGGTAAATATTCAATTTTAAGAATTTTAAATATATCATATTCTGATTCAATTGGTATCATCATATTATTACTAATATTTATTAATCCATATTCAGATAATTTATATCCCATTTTTTTTGCAATTATTCTCATTTTTTTATTAAGTTCTGCTGAACCAGTAAAATATAAAAGAGCAGAATAATAAGAAGGCCATTCAACATAACGAATATCAATACGTCGTGGTGGATTATCTTTATATTGAGCAAATCCCATATATTTAGTTTCATAATATAAAGTCATATCATCAATAATTAATGGTTTCATATTATTACTTTTAAGAGGTTTTTTTAATTCTTGTATAATATTATCAAGATGAGCATCATTTGTAGGTATCATTTTACTAATCAGCACATCAATATCACCACTAGTTGGTTTCTCGCGACGATAAGACCCGCAAATTTCATAAACATACATATTAGTATCATCTAATTTAAATTTCTTATTTAGTTTATCAATAATTTTAGAAATAATTTTATTGATTTTTGTGATTTCTTCTCTTGGAATATTTCCTTGAAATTTACCAAAATATTTAATACCTAACATAATTTTTTCATTTACTTTAATTAACCCTTTAGCAATTTTATTTTTCAAATCATCAACTGATGTAACTCCCTGTTGTATTAATTCTAGTGCATGAGAACGTCCAATTCCTACAATTGATTCTAACTCTTCAAGAGTTATAGCTTTTAATTCATCTTGTTTCTTTTCTGTAGGTGATTTATTTTTCTGAGTTTTTTTATATTCATTTAATTCAGACAATTTATTAGTTTTAATAATTTCAATGATTCTATCAATTGTTCCTTTGCCTATACCAGGTAACTCTTTAAATTTTTCTATATTATCAAGAGTAATTTGTTCTGGATAATTTTTAATAGTAACTATTACATTATTAATTTGTTTTAATCTAAAACTATTTGCAGTTACAAGTTTCATATCTTTATTTTGTTTTGCATTATCAATATCTATTTTTATCATTTCAACCATAATAGTAAACTCATCGATAATATTTTTATTAATAGATGTCATTATATAGCTATGTATATATTATTTTAGATATATTAATGTTCAAATTTTTTAATCAATTTTTAATTTGAACATAGTATAGAAATGATTTAAAATATTATTATTATCATACAATAATGAGATTAAATATTAAACTATCAAATACAGAAGTAACAACATTTAGTACATTAGTTGACCAAGAATTTGATTTAGATACTACACAATTAAATAATTTGGCTACTTTTATTGATGTTGTAAAAAGAAATAGTATTATTCGACAATGTATTACTAATAATATATTACAAGCAATAAATTATAATAAAGATGATATTAATAATTATTGGGTTGTATTAGATAATAATTTATGTTTTTACGATATTGGTATCCCCCTTAATGCTACGATTGAAAATAATAAATTATTTGAAAATCTTTCAAATGATGAGATTGATATAATATCAACAATTTTAACATGCAAGTAATATAAAAACAAAATTTTATTTATTATATAATTATGGACAATAACATAATAAATAAAATATTTCCATATAATGAAAAAGCTTATTTATTAAAATATGATAATGAGGGTTTGTGGTCAATCACATTACCAAGAGAAGCTGATATTATATGTGATATTATATTAAGAGAAATGAATACACGAAAATTAACAATATTTGATGGAACTGGTGGTATTGGTGGAAATATAATTGCATTTGCAAATCATTTTGATAAAGTTATTTGTATTGAATTAAATAAAAATAGATATGATATAATAAAACATAATATGATTGTATATAATATACTTAATGTTGAATTAATACAAGGTAGTTGTATTGATTATTTGGATAAAGAGGCTGATGTCTATTTCTACGATCCTCCATGGGGGGGTCCAGATTATAAAACAATAACAAAATTACGTATTAAATTTGATGGAAAGCAACTAGTAGAAATAGTACAACCAAATAAATTAAATATTTATAAATTACCATGTAATTATGATTTAGATGAATTTCAGAATTTTAATTATCGTGTAATTAAAATGAAGAATTATTTATTAGTAGTAATCTAATCATGACGATAATAAAATAGCATATATGCATTCATATGTTGTAAACTATTACTATTAGGTACACATTCAACATCATTTGCATCATTATAATAATACCAGTTATGATTCATCATATTTTTTACAAATGATGTATAATGTCCTTTATTAATATTCATTCCATATCCGAAAGCTTGATGCAAGTTAACACCAAACAAATCATATTTAGAACTTTCTTTATGAGGACTATGTGGATTAAAATATTTTAATAAATCTAGATTTTGAATAGGATACTCAATATTATTATTTAATTTTTGTGTTGGAATACCAAATGAATTAGTCATAAAACGTTTAATATGAATAACTAATATTTTAGGTGTTTGCCATAATAATGTTTTATTATAACCCTGATTTTTAATACCACACATATCACAAGTAACCATATTACTGCTATCTAATTGTTCTTCCTGAATCATATGGTCCAAACAATCATAAATACTAAACTCTTTCTTTATATCACTCTTATTTTTAATTGGAATAGATAGAGCGAGAGTAACAAAGGGTTCGAATAAATAATTATTTGAATTACAATAAGAACATCTTCGATTACTCTCAATCATACCATTAAACATAATTTTTAATGGAGAATATTCTTTTGATTGAAATGTTTCCCAAGCTTTCATAGCGATTATTGCATTAAAATCTAACTTTTCATCAGAATGTACTTCTGATAAAAAGTTTCCTGGAATAAAAGTAACTTTTTCTCCAATTTCTTCTTCTAATTGAGAAATTAGGAAATTAAGAAACTCTTGAGAATCCTGATGATTCATTTCATCCCACATATCATTCTTTTTACCAATAATAGTTTTGAAACTAGTAGGTGTGATTGAGTTATCATCATTTTCAAGACTTACCTTAAAGAGTCTAAATAGTTCAAAGATAACAAAATTTTTAACAATATCTTCTTTATCTTCATCTGAATTTTTACTCGATATTAGTTCTACTTTTTGTAATAAAACATTTTTAAATTTAAATTGAGTTATGTATTGAATGAACATAGGAGTTTGTTGTAAAATATGTAAAATAGAATTCATATAACAAGTAACACCCATTATATTTTTATATTTACTAACACCTAATTTAATAGTAGATTGATTTTCCATTAAATTATGTTTCTATATATATAATAATACTAATTATCAATCTTTTTAGAGGATTGCTTGACTCATATTATTAGATAACTTCATATGCTATTTTAATAATATGTCGTTGTCCTGTTGTTACAGGTAGCACTTTATGATAAGCAGAGTTTCCTTGTGTAATTAAAATAGAATTGGGTTCTGTTCTAATTTTATGAATAATATCTGTATCTTCTTCTTTCCATATAGTTTGTGAGTCAGAGGAATTTTCTAAAGTAAAAACAATTTCTATTTGTGGACATTTTTTATTTTCAGCTATTACTACATCTCGATGCCATTTCATTCTACCTCCTAATTCATAAATACGATAATCAATAGGTAGTAATTTAGAAGGTTTCAATTTCATATTAAGTTTATTATTTAAGAAATTAATAAATCTATCACTATAAAAGATATCATATATAATAGAATCATGAGATACATTTAATATTCTTCTTTTAGCCATCGTATCATCTTGCATATCTTCTTCCATTAATTGTGGATTTAATGTAATACATTCATTATATATTTTATTGTAATCATCTTTTGTCAGTACATTCTTATAATAATAAACTTGGTCAATTCTACACATATTATTAATAGTATCTGTCATTTTTTCAGTTCGGGTTTTTTTTATTATATAAAATAAAATGATTATTATTAATAATAATATGATATGTAGTAATTTCATTAATATAAGAATGAAATTAAATTAATTCAATTCTTTTTATTAAATGTTATTTTTTTATGGCACAGTATACACAATGTTCTCATATTTTCTAATCCACATAAACCACCACCATCTTTAACTGGAATAATATGGTCTGCATCCCATAACCCCCCTCCATGTTTTTTTATCCAAATTTTACGTTTTAGAGAAATAGAATGGTCTTTCAAATATATTTCTCTTTCCGTGCCATATAATATGTTTGCTTGGTGTGCAATTAACTTAGTATCAGTATTGCATATACTACATATTCCCTTATCACGTTTATAAACACAATCTCTTAAATAACGTCCACTAATTCTTAATTTAAGTTCATGTTCACATTCGGTACTACATAGTGTTCTTCTAGGAGGATTTACTTCACCATTACACCATCTACAACAAGGTAATCCATTTTCAGTTTTCGGTAAGCTGCACGCTGGTGGTAATTTACCTAAATATCTTTGCATTATAATATAAGATATATTATATCTTATCTATATATAATTAAGAATGAAAATTGATTTTAAAAAAATTATAACAATTAAAAATAAATCACAACTAGAAGAGTTTAATATTAATAAACCTATCTTTCAGAATAATTATTTGTTTCATTATTTGATACAATTAGGGAATATTGATGGATTAAAATTAATACAATTTCCGGTTTATATTGAAAATAATGACAACCTAAATGGTTTTCACATTGCTGCTAAAGAATATAATTATGATATACTAGCTTATTTAATTAATACATATCCAGATTATATTTATAATAGAAATAGCGAGAGAGAAACATTTGCAAATTATATTCCATTTGAAGAAATAAATAAAGTGATACGTAATTTTCCTAATTTAAATTGGGTGGATTTAATAGAGGATGGTACTGCTATACATAATCAAACATTAAAGGGTATATTAATAAATCTAAAGTTTACCAATTTATTAGAATTTATAAAACTTTATAAATTAAAACCAGAACAAAATACGCAATATTTATTTGCTATAATTAATAATATGCATCTTAAAACAGAACAAAAAATTAAATTATTAGAACAATTTACAGATGAAGAAATAAATGTTAAAAATGAAATAGGAGAAGGATTAATATTGTCAACTATAGAGAAAGATGATATAATGTTAACAGATTATTTATTAAGTAGAAATATAGATACAAATTATTATACTTTTATGAAAACACACAGCCCTTTATCAAAAGCTGTTACTAGTGATATTCTTAATAATAGAAATATATATACAAAAAAAATATTAAAAACAATAAAAAGTGATGATATTTTTCATACTATTAATAAATATATGGATAATATATTATTAACTCTATTATTTGCAAGAATTAATAGAAATCAAATGTCAAAGAAAACCGATATTAATCTAATGGTTGATATAGAGATATTAAATCGTTGTGATTCAATGAGTTGGAATCAAATAAATGTAAATAAGGTGTCTCCATTTCACATGTTATTATTTTTAGATTATGATATATATTCACCTATATTAATTAAAAATAAAATTAAAATAAGAAAAAATATAGAATTTAAAAGTGAAAATAAAAAATGGTTAGAATTATATAAAACTTTACCAGAATATATTGAGGATACAAATAATATTATTATAGACAAATATGATTATTCATATGGAACATTATTTCAAGCAAAATTTACTGATGTGGGAATCTTTACTTTGTATTTGGCTGATACTTATAATGAATTATTAATTCCTAATATACCATCTTACATGTTAGCAGATTTAACATTTGATGATAGTTTCCCTTTTTCGGATGATATTATATCAAAAGTACCTGTTTTCCCGTGGATTATAAATTATTATTCTCCTACATCTTATTATATTCATCCATATTTGAATAATATAATAAATAGTAATAGACGAGAAAATAAAAAAAGATTTGCAATTGTATTTTTAAGTTTAGTATATGATAAAATGTTACATGCAAATATATTAGTATATGATTTTAAAAATATGACAATTGAAAGATTTGAACCTTATGGTAATACTAGTATAATCGATAGTAGTATTGATGATGTGATGGAAGAAGAATTAACATGGTCAACTGGAATGAAATATAGAAGTCCAAAAGATTATTTACCATTTGCAGGATTTCAAACAATATCTGATGAGAATAATCTAATAAATAAAAAATCAGGTGATTTTGGTGGATTTTGTTTAGCATGGTGTTTATGGTGGGTTGAAATAAAATTAAAGAATATGAATATTGATTCTAAAATGTTAGTTGATAAATTGATATCACGAATTGGAAATATAGAAGGAAAATTTAGTGAATATATTAGAAATTATTCCACCAAAATAAATGAAAAACGTGTTAAATACATGGAAAAAATTGGTATCCATAAAAAAATAAGTTCAAATATTAATATGACAAATCATAATGATAATAAATTAACTCAACATCTTGTTGACCGATTTAGTGCACTTGATGAGAATCTTAGAAAGCATTAGATTGCATCAATATCAATAGGCTCATCCATCATATCAGTAGGATTCTCAATTACATCACCATCAATGATGACATTAGATGTTTCTTTATTTACTCGGTCGAGGTGACGCCCTTTCTTCAACTCGTGAATATGGTCCAGCGAGTATTTTTGAATAACAAAATACATCTTTGTCATACAATCAAATTGAACAAGAATTAGGTCTCCAACTCTAAAAATATTTTTTTTAGCAATTGCTTTCAAAGCTTTAGCAACTCCGGTGAATCCTTCATTTACTTCTTCAAATTTAAAACGGCAATCGCCGCATTCACCAGAAACAATAGCATAGTACTCTTTATACTGATTTTCTTTTTCGGTTTTAAGAATTAATGGTCGAGGCATATTCTTATTTTGAATATGCTTCTTAACATGCGTAGAACGTGATTTAGACATTAAGATATATAAATGTAATATGTTTATATATATTAAATTTCAATTTTTTTATTAGCAAGCAAAGCGAAATAATAAAAATAATTGCAGCGATCAATTTTTTTATTAGCGAGCAAAGCGAAATAATAAGAATATGGAACAAAGTTCTGAGCGATCAATTTTTTAAAATAATATCGGCATAGCCAACTTTGTTTTTATTAAATTAAATATATTGCAAAATTGCGAGCAATCTATCAATTGTGGCAAAGCTAATTTTTATTATTGAATAAGATATTATGCAGAGCATGTATCACATTCTTTCACCTCATTAGCCGCTTTTACTAAATTGGGGTCAATAGTGAATTTAATTGCATCGGCAGAGGGTTTTGTTCTCAAGTAATACATACCTGTTTTTAATCCATTCTTCCAAGCCCAGAAATGTGATGAACCCAATCGTTGATAATCTGGTTCACCCATAAAGATATTCATTGATTGGGTTTGGTCTACAAATGGTTGACGAGCTGCTGCTGCTTTTAATACCCATACTTGTTTAATTTCCCAAATTGTTTTATATAATGCTCTAAATTCTGGTGGTACATCATCCATTGTTTGAATAGAACCATTCATTGCAATAATCTTATCTTTCATATTTTTATTCCACATACCAATTCGTAACATATCATTTACAAGATATTTATTAACTAGGACAAAAGAGCCAGCTTGAGTCTTTCGAGTATAGATATTATTTGTAAAAAATTCAAAGCATTCATTATTACCAAGAATTTGACTAGTGCTAGCAGTTGGCATTAGAGCAGTCAATAAACTATTTCGTGTACCATATTTAATTATATCTTCTCTTAATTGTTTCCACTTATTATTAAAAACTGGAACAACTTTATTATCAGTCATATCATTCCACAAATCAAATTGAAATTTACCTTCTGAGAAAGGTGAACCTTCAAAACTACTATATGCACCAAGTGTAGTAGAATCAACACTTTTAGATAATTCCCACTTATTTGGACGTAACTTGTGATATAATGTATTCATATCACTCATATCAATTGTATACTTTTGATCATAATACTCTGGATATGCTTGATCACTCGAGTATTCACTCGTAAAATATGATATTAATGTTTTCATATCCTCATAACGTGCTTTTGCCATATCATTTGATGCAGTTATAGAAGCAATATAAATTGTTTCCATCACATGTGAATTAAACATTAATGCATCTTCTGAATCAAATGGTACTCGCATTAATACCAATGCATCAGCCATTCCTTGAATACCAAGACCAATAGGACGATGTCTTACATTTGAAAACTTTGTTTGAGGGACTGGATAATAATTAATATCAATAACTTGGTTCAAATTAATAGTTGCAAGATAAGCTGTACTATATAATTTATCCCAATTAAATTTACCTCCAGTATATTTATATAATTCAGACCATCCGCCAATATATTTTGGCGTATCGCTAGTATTTAAGAAAATCTGAGGAAATGTAATACTATCAGATGAACGATTTAAAAGTTGTTTTAATTCAGATAGATTTTTATTAGTAAATGGAACTTCAGTGTATTTTACATTATGACTGTCAAGATAAGTCTTTGCAAAATTACAGAATTTACAGTTTGGTTTACTATAAATAGTATATTCTTCATTATTAAACTTGTGCATATCAACAAATGGTTTCAATGCAATTGATGCAAGATTACATACTGCATATTCCTTATCATCAGAGTACTGAACTATTTCCGAACACAAATTGGACGACTTAATTGTACCAATATTCTTTTGATTAGATTTACGATTAACTGAATCTTTATAATTAATATATGGCATACCAGTTTCAATTTGTGATTCAATAATAGCAACCCATAATTTACGGGCTGACACTTTCTTTCGATATTTCCCCTCATTTACGTATTTCCAATATAAAGATTCATATTCATCTCCATAAACATCTGGTAATCCTGGACATTCATCAGCACTCAAAAGATACCAATCTCCATTGGCTTCTACTTGTTTCATAAATAAGTCAGAAACCCATAATGCAAGGAACAAATCACGCGCCCGTTCTGTTTCTGATCCAAAGTTCTTTCTCAATTCAATGAAATCAAAAATATCAGGATGATGAGGTTCCAAATATACAGCAATTGAACCTGGTCTACGTCCTCCTTGGTCAATCCATCGTGCTATCTCATTAAATACTTTTAGAAATGGAACCAACCCATTAGAACGCCCACCAGTCCCATTAATAAGACTATCCTTACCTCGAATATTTGAAACATGAAGACCAATCCCACCAGCCCACTTTGAAATTTGAGCGCAAGAATTCCAAGTTTCTGCAATAGAAGACAAATCATCGGATGTTCCTAATAGGAAACAGTTTTCGCAAATTAGACCCTCAACATTATATGAATGGTCTTCCTCAACACCAATTGTATATACATATTCTGGTTTTCTATCAGTTTCAGATAATTCATTTATTTTTAGAAATTTAACATTATTAACAATAATAGGCATACTTTGATTTCTGTATTTTTGGTCAATTTTATTTATACAATTGTTTAATCTATCATCATTATATAATTTATATATTCTTTCCAATACATATTTAATTTTAGGAATAGATAACATCCATGGTATTACAGTTGCCATTTTAGGAGGATTTTTAACTTCATTTAATGAAACATCAATACCATATAATCTAAATAAGTGATATAATTGATTCATTAAATTATAATTCGACATTTGACAAGTAACATTTCCTTCTTTAGAAATACATCCATCTGTTGTAATTAATCCTGCTAAAAAATTATATATATGATTAATATCCCAGTTAATCATATTATTATAAATATGTTTTCCATTAAATTTGATACCAAACATATATTTAAATAATTGACCAATTAATTGTGAATGATATAATAATTGAGTTACATTTTGAGTTTTCATATAATGAAATGAAGTTTTAATACCAAATGATTTCTCCATTATATTTTTAATAAATTCTATTTCTTTTTTATTATCACAATGTACAGTAAATCCAATACCTGCTATTTTATTTTCTTTTGTCATAATATGTCCATCACCAACAAAAATACCAAATATATTTGCAAGATTTTCATCAATTGTAATAATATTATTAATTGAATTTCCCTTTCTAGTAACTCTAATATGTTGCCCTCCATTTAAATGTGTTGATACATAATATGTAATTGGAGTAATAATATTATTTTCTATAGTATAATCATCAATAGTAATTATTTTTTGTTTAATTAATTCTTCAATGTTGATAATTTCTGATTTAATTGTGCCATTATAAGATGGAATTGCGACATAATTATCGACTGATAATTCACTAATTTTTCTCCAACATGGTTCTTTATCATTTTTAGAAATAGTCCAAAATCTATGATTATCAGTTACAAATATTGGTTTTGTTTTATGAACTTTCAAATTAAATATTTTTCTATTATTCAATAGATTTTTATGAATTTGTAATACTTTTCTTACTTTACCTGTATGAGTTACAATCATATCATTTATCTTAACTTCTTGAATCTTTTTAATTCCCGACATAGTCATAACTTCTGTATTTTCAATAAAACAGCTGCTACATTGCATACGATGTGTACCAGCATTATAAAGTGTTGGACTAGCATGAGTGTAATAACCACGAGACATATAATCATATGTTTTCTTAATCATTTCCATATTACCCATTTGAAGAGTAATAGCAGTACGAAGTAACATATCTTGAGGTCTCTCAATAATTTTGCCATTTAGTTTAAGAAGATACGATTTTTCAAGAGTTTTAAATCCAAAATAATCATATACATAATCTATATTATAATTTACAATCTTATCAAGTTCTTCTGAATTTGTCATTACCCATATATACCAATCAGGGTCAAGACTATCTTTAAGTAAAGTCATTTTAGAACTAAAATTATTTAGGGTTTTCTTATGAAGATTTGAAATTAAAATTCTACCACCAAGATTACCATATAATGGATGAGTTGTAGAAAGATTAACACAAATTTCAGCCGATTCAATATCAAGCATTTCTGTTGTAATACCTGAATATAAACTTGCTACTACTTTTTGAGCTACAAGTACTGGATCTAAATATTGACTTTCTTTTTCCAAATCAAGCCATTGTAAATCTAATCCTTGTAGTTCTTTAGGATTAATAAGACGATTAATTCGTTCAGTAATTTTATCAAAATGAACATTTTCTTTCATACCATCACGTTTTGTAACATAAGACATTAAAAATATATTATAATAAGTCTATTATATATTTTTAAATCAATTTTTTAGAGCGGTATATTAGAATTTAATAAACCAAATAAAATAATATATAGTCTCCCTATAATCCAGCTTGCAATCCCATCAAGAATTTATTTAGTCAGTTAAAAAGTTATGTTAAAATTAACAATAGATAATATCATAAAATATAAAATAACAAAAGATCATCTGAAGAATTATTTTAATTATTTATTTACACAAGCAGATGATTATATAAATAAAAAATATTTTAAGTGTAAAGAGCCTAAAGGCTTTTTCCCGTTCCATTTTTCAGTGAAATACCCGCTTCACGGGCGGTGTAATGGTCAAATAAGATCTAATATAAAAAATTAATAAATGTAAGCCTATTATATAGAATTTATAATTTTAAATCTTCAAGGGTGTAAAATATGCACTGCTCTAAATAAAATATTCTAATATATAATAAATGGAAATTACTGAAGAAAATAGAGATAATTATTATAAAGAACTTGGACATTTATATCCTAAATGTAAATTAAAAATATATAGATATAATAAAAATTTATCTAATTTGATTCCTTATCAATCAACAAAATCAAAAAAACAATTTAATTCTTTATTAAATATTAAAAAAGGTAAAATATTTATTTCTGTATTTCATAGATTATTTTCTTTATTAGGTAAATTTATAAATATCGATAATTATATGCAATTATTATCATTATTAAAAAAAGAAAGCAATGATTATATTATTTATATGAAATTATATAAAATACTAAAAAATTATAAAAAAGATAATTTTTCATCTAATAAAAGAGAAATTAATATGGATAATTGTGATAGAGATATTATTCAAGCTGAAAGTGTAGTAGCAGAGATTAAAAATAATATAAAAGATTTATCTATAGATAATTATTTAGATATTGGTTGTGGCGACTGTATTAAAACATATTATATTGGTAAATTATTAGGATTAGAATCAAAACAAGTATATGGTGCAGATATTGGTGAATGGTATAGTTATAATAATAATACAAGAAATCGCAATAGTATTAATTTTATTAAAATAGTGCCAAATATAGCATTAACTATTAAAGATAATGAATTCTCTTTAGTAAGTGCATATATGATGCTTCATCATGTTGAAAATTTAGAATTAATGATTAAAGAATTATATAGAATAATTAAAAACAATGGTTATTTAATTATAATAGAACATGATGCGAATTCAAATATTGATAAAATGTTATGTGATATTGAACATAGTTTATTTGCATTTATGTATGAAAATGCAAAAGAAGATTTTTTAAATACATATTATGCAAAATATTATGATAAAGATGAATGGAATATATTATTTCTTAAAAATAAATTTAAATTTATTGCATCTAATTTTATATTTGACTCAACAATTAATATTACACCTACTAGAACTTTTTATTCTATTTATCAAAAAAAATAATAATAAAAATGTGGTTATCATTAGCTATATATAATTCAATATAGTCAAATATTTTTTATAAAATTCATCAATTTAGAGTGATGCAAAGGTGTATAAAACTATTAAATAAAACTATTAAATAAAACTATTAAATATTAAACTATTATCATGTTAGCAATGTAATTGTTTAACGTGGATATAAGGTCTAAAAATCATCATTCATATCGAAAATTGTATCTCTTGATTTATTTAGTACCGATGCTTTTTGATATTGTGTTGGACGTGATTCAAAGAAATTAGTTTTACCTTCTACTGAAATACTCTCCATAAAATCAAATGGATTAGTAACATTAAAAAGTTTGTTATAACCCAAATCAACTAGTAATCTATCAGCAACAAATTTAATATATAGAGTCATAGAATCTGAATTCATACCAAGTAATGCACATGGTAGACTCTCGCAAATAAACTTACGTTCAATTTCAACTGCATCTTTAAACATATCATGTACCTTTGATTCAGATAATTTATATGTTAACATACCGTATAACATAACAGCAAGATCACAATGCATGCCTTCATCACGTGCAATCAATTCATTTGAAGCGCATAATCCAGGCATCACATTTCGTTTCTTCAACCAAAAGATTGAACAGAAAGCACCTGAGAAGAATACACCTTCAACAATTGCAAATGCTAGAAGACGAGCTGCAAAACTATCAGATGATTCAATCCATCGTACTGCCCATGCAGCTTTCTCAGCAATACAATTATACTCTCTTACAGCATTTAATAATTTATTCTTTTCTTCTGGTTCACGAACAATATTATCAATTTGTAGAGAATATGTTTCACTATGAACAGATTCCATCATCATTTGATATGTATATGCCACAATAGCCTCTCTAATTTTAACATCATTTAGAAATCTTTCACTAAGATTAATATTAACAATAGTATCTGATGATGAGAAGAATGCTAAAATCATTTTAATAAAATGTTGTTCATTGCTAGTAAGAGACATAAAATGGTCATAATCTTTTGAGAAATCTAATTCTTCTGCAGTCCAGAAAGCAGCTTGTTGTTTTTTATAAGATTCCCAAATTCTAGGATTCATAATGGGATAAACTGTAAGACGATTATTTTCTGGATTTAATAGATATTCCATACTATCATTATTAGTAGTAATGTTCACATTAGTGTTCACATTAGTGCTCACATTACAACGTAACTTTAAGTCTAATTCATTTCGTGTTTGTTCTTCTTCATAAGAGTTCATTAATATAGTATATAAATAATATATTAATAAATTTTAAATCAATTTTTTTATTTAATAAAACAATTGATTTAAGAGTTTTATTAGTATTTTTTTCCTAATTATTATATAATGAGCTTTGATATTTATTCAAATAAACCAAAATTAGTTGATAGTAAATTAATAAAATATTATAATGAGAAGAATAAGGCGTTGGAAGTTAAAGAACCGGAAATAGTTCAAGTAATAGAAGAAGAAACAATTACAGATAAAATATATAAATGTATAAAAGAATTTATAATAGAAAATTATGGTTTTGTTATATTATTTAGTTTAATATTATTATTACTATATGTTCGATATATTGAAGTTAGTAAGAAGAAGAAAAAAATAAAGGAAATGTTAGTGAATAATTATGAACTTGAAGATATATAAAGATATTATAACTAATTATTTATAATGAGTAATTTTTTTAGAGAACGCTTTTTAGTTAATTATGACAATTTTATTGAACAGTTAAAAATTATTTTTACTTCTGATGAAACACAATTGGTATTAAATAACCTATTAGGTTTATCAAATGAACGTAAACTAGAACAAGGTGCTAATTATGCAAATTCATTTGATGATACTAATTTTGATTTATTTGTTAAAAATAAAATTAAGGTATTTTCGCATAAAAATCCGGATACACAAAAAATATCTGAGAGTTTATTTGGTTCAGACTTGTGTTTAAAAAACTTATTAAATAATCAACCAGATGATGTTAAAGAAGTTATTTGGATTAATCTTCATACCTTATTATTAATGTCTGAATTATTAAAAGAAAACAATCATGAGGAATCTGCTACTTTATTAGGAGAAAGCAAGACTTTTCCTAATAATGAACCTTATCTGACTTTGTCAGATAATGAACGTGTTAAAATATTATCAGCAGTAATTACTAAAGAAAGATGTCTACCTAATGAACAAAATACTGATTTGTCTGAACATTCAGAAGTTACAAGTAAGGGAAAACAAACCTTAAAAAATATGTTTGGATCAGACCTTAATAAAGAAACAAGTGATATGTTAGATGATATTGTTGGCTCATTTGAGGGTTTACTATCTAATAATCCAAGTAAATCATTAGGAGGTATTATGGAGATTAGTCAAAAGATTACTAGTAAATATTCTGATAAAATTAATAATGGAGATATTCAGTTAGATAAATTAATGATGTCAATTAGTAGGAAGGTTCCAGGATTAGATAAGATGTTAGGAGGAATGAAAGATATTATGAAGACTAAAGATGAAAAGCCTAAAGAAAAGGTTATTATTGATGAAAATTTTTCTACTGCAACTGTTGATGTAGGAGAAATAAAAGAAGATACTAGTAGTAATATGAAAATTGGTAATATGTTAAAGATGGCTCAGAACTTTGGTATACTAGGTAGTAGTAAATCAACAGAATCGGCTGAACAATCGGCTGAACAATCGGCTAAACAATCGGCTGATACTATTCCTCATATGGGAAAAATGCTTGAAATTATGGAAAGATTAGAAAAAGCTTCTTCACCAGAAGATACTGCTGCTATAAAAAAAGAAATGGATGAATTCTTACAAAATGAGATGGGTGTAGATATTAGCCAAATTAATAATCAATTAGAAGAAATAACGCAACAAATGATAAATAATGAAAGTAATACTGATAATAAATAAGACAATATCAAAATAGAATGATTGTAATACATGACCTGGAACACGTAATTGTTTCCACATTAGTCCACTACGATGAAGTGTATAATTATGTTTATTTTTATAATAATTACGAACACCAACTGCAGAAGTAACAGTAATATGAGTTTTACCATTTTGCATAGCAATTTCTTCGGCCATTTGTATCATACGAGTTCCAATACCAAGATGTTGTACTGATTTACTATTATTACCTACTGAAGTAATAGAACCATTTACTTTAACTTCTCTAATTAATCCAAACTTCATATTAGGATTTTCAGTAAAAATGCTAATTTGATTTATAATACTATCAGGAAGAGAGAGTCGACAGTATCCCCATACAACTCGAAAATCTTTAATTCCTTTCTTTTGGTCAGCACATACATAACTTTCTGCTGAAATAAACACATCTTTTCCACCAAACCGTTCTTTTATATTAATATTATATTGAATCGTATCTAGGTCAGGAAATCGCAATCCTGGTTCGTGAAATCTAATATCTTCTCGTGTCATACCATCTTTATAAATTTTATTAGTAATAATTTGTTCCAGGTTAGACGGTTGGTTATTAATATAACCATTTGGATTCTTATCAGATACTTGAGGCAAATCTCGTTGAATACGAACAATACGAGTAGTTTTATCAAGTCTACTAATAAAATTGCTTAGAACTTGTAAAAAACCTTCCCAATCTTTTTCAACCCAAGAATCATATAGTCCTTGGGTAATCCATTCTGATGTAATAGTCCCTGGCATCATAAGATGAGGGTAAATTTTAATTTGGTCACATTGCAAATCATCTTGTAGAATAGCTTCTACACATTCCATCTCAATCTCCTTAGTAACAGAGGGAAGGTCCATCATCCACTGTCCGTGAACATGAAAACCATTATCTTTCAACATACGAATAGCCCATTTACTATGTTTAACAAGATGACCACGTTTGACTAATCGAAGTACATCATCATTCGGTGATTGTAGTCCTAACTCAACAATAGTAACACCTAATTTTAATAGTTCTTCCATTGTTTTAATATTAATTTGGTCAGGTCTTGTTTCAATACTATATGATACAATCTTACATTTTGCATTAACATTATATTGTTGTTCCGTCAGTAGAGAAATATCAATTTCTTGTAGCAAATCTTTCTCAAGCATTTTAATATTACTTATAAACTTGTCACCCCACATTTTATTATCATTAATTTTTTGTTGAATCAAATTAATTTTATCACTATTAAATGGTTTTCGAACTTTTGACATAATCATATTATTTGGGTCAAACTTATTTTGAAGATATTTTTTAGCCTCATCCATGTGGTTATCAATAATATCTGATAGAATATTAGCAGCATAGAAAATATCACGACTATAAGTATGAATATAGAGGGTGTCATAACTATGAAAAGTACCTCCAAGATGACGCATTGCAAGTTTTGATACATTACAACCAATCACATGCCGATATAACATATATTGTAAGATACAACGAACAAAATCATTATCATTTTCTATCAATCGCTTGAAAGATGGTTGATCAGGAGTATAACTTTTTGCAGTTACCATACCATTAGTTGATTTTGAAGTCGGACAAAATGCACAATCATATGCACAACTAGATAAAGATGCTGATGGACATGGAATACATTCTTTACCATTTGAATCCTCAAATGTAAGCTTTTCAAAAAATAAATTAGGAGACATTCCATAACTAAAACAAAATAAGATATAAAAGAAATTAAAATGAAATATAGAAAGAAAGCAAAAATTTATAAAGAATAATTTTAAATCGTGTCATTTAAAATAGTCCCCGCTGTAATATTAAGAGG